GTCGTTGATCGCGACGACGGGCCGGATAATCCGGCTGATTATGTCGTGTTGCGGCGCGGCAAGCGCCATGACTATTTTACGTCGGCGCTGCCGTGGCCTCAGAAAGGGCCCGCTGTCGATTTGCCGCTCGGTACGTCTGCCCCGGTGGTTTCGACCGGCGATCAAATTCGCTTTGGCGCTGTTGCGGGTGGTGACACGCGCATGCGCAAAGGGACCGATAATTCGGCTCAGTTTGAGACGGCGGGCACTGGTGCTACTGACTGGGTTCACTTTGGCACTGTCACTGGTTTGCAGTCTGATTTGAGCGCTGCTACTGCAGCAACGATCAATCAGCTTCGCCAGGCATTTCAGCTTCAGAAGCTCTACGAGCGTGATGCTCGTGGAGGGACCCGCTACACCGAGATAATTCGAGCGCATTTTGGCGTTGTATCGCCGGACGCTCGGCTCCAGCGTCCGGAGTTCTTGGGTGGCGGGTCTTCCCCTATTAATGTGTCTCCGATTGCGCAGACCTCTGAGACTTCCGTTGACAGTCCGCAGGGAAATTTGGCTGCTGTCGGTGCCGTGGGTTTGCATGGCCACGGCTTTTCGAAGTCATTCGTCGAGCACGGTTATGTGATCGGCATGGTGTGTGTTCGCGCTCAGCTGACTTACCAGCAGGGTCTTAATCGGATGTGGTCTCGTCAGACCAAGTTTGATTTCTATTGGCCCGCGCTCTCCCACATCGGCGAGCAGGCCGTGTTGAACAAGGAGATTTTCGCTCAGGGCACGTCTGCCGACGAGGATGTGTTTGGTTATCAGGAGCGCTTTGCGGAATATCGTTACAAACCTTCCCAGATTTGCGGTCAGTTTCGTTCGAATTACGATCAGTCGCTTGATAGTTGGCATCTGGCTCAGGAGTTTGGGTCGTTGCCGGTCCTCAACGAGGAGTTTATTGTCGAGGATCCTCCTGTTGATCGCGTGATCGCGGTTCCGTCGGAGCCTCATTTGATTTTCGACGGGTTTATTCAGTTGACCTGTGCCCGGCCGATGCCTCTTTACGGCGTTCCCGGCCTCATTGATCATTTCTAATCATGGTCGCGCCTCTTATAGCTGCGATTGCCCCCGCCTTGATTGGCGGGGCTTTTGGTCTCGCCGGTCAGGCGATGGCCAATCGCGAAACTGAAGCGTCTACTGCGCGTCAGATGGAGTTTCAGCAGCGGATGTCCGACACGCAATATCAGCGTGGCATGGAGGACATGCGTAAAGCCGGGTTGAATCCGATTTTGGCTTACAAGCAGGGCGGCGCGTCCGCTCCGTCTGGTGCGTCGTATACCGCCGGTAATGTTGGTTCTGCCGCGATTGCCGGTGCTTCCTCGGCGCAGGAGATGGCTAGGTCTGCCAAGACCCTTGATCCTGATGTCGCCCAGAAGTGGGCGTCTGTTGATCTGACCAATGGTCAGATCGCTCGTATTTTGCCTGCTCAGCAGGAGTTGTTGAAGATGCAGGCTGCAGCTGCAGGTGCGTCCTCGGCCGAGAGTTTAGCCAGGACGCATTTGACGCAGCTGGAGGCCGCGCGTGTCGAGGCCGATAATGAGTTTTATTCGACCCCTGAGGGTCGTTCGGTAAGGCAGACAGGTCGTGTTCTGTCTGAGCTGGGCCCCTTGGGGGCCCTGGTTAAGGCGTTTTCGCCTGGTGGTTCTTCGGCCCGGTCTTTGGCCGGTCCGATTACCAGGCAATTGCCTGGTGGTCGTTAGTTCTTTCTTAAGCAGTTGCGGTGGACTTGAGATAGTCCTTCGCTTTTTTTCAGGAGGTTGCCGTGGGCAAAGCTGAGGTTGTTGATCGTGAAACTGGTGAAGTGGTTGAGGTGTCGCGGCCTTTGAAGACACGCGAGCGTCGGAGGGTTCAGAAATTCTTTCGGCTACCCTCCCGGGCGAAGCAGTCTTTCAAGGATGAATGCGACATCAACCGTATCATGAAGCAGTTTCAGGTGACTGGTGTTGTCGAGCATGTGCGGCAGGCGCAGGCTCGGTATTTCGATGCGACCGCTGTCCCCGATTTTAAGACATCGATGGAAGCGGTCGTTGATGCGATCTCGCGTGGCGAGGAGCTCTTTGCGTCGTTGCCGGCTAAAGTTCGCCGGCAGTTTGGCAATGATGCCACGACGTTTTTGGATTTCGCCGCTGACGCGGCGAATGAGGGTGAGCTCAGGGAGCTCGGCATACTGCCCGTTCCCAGTCCTCTTCCATCGCCGCCTAGCGGCGATCCCGAGCAGGGAGGCCGTCAGGCGGTCGATCCGCCTAAGGCCTCTCCAGAGGCTTCCAAAGCCGCTGGTGGGGCTGTTTAAGCCCCTTGGCGTCCGGCTCCGCCGGGCGCTGCCTATTTGACTTACTTGATGTCAAATAGGCTGACTGACACCGATCAAGGATTTCAAGGAGTTAACTTATGAAACGGTTTAAAATGAAGAGACGGCAGTCGCGTAAGGTGTTTCGAGCAGGTGCGAGTCGGGTGAATTCGAAGAACCTCCGCGCCAAGCCGATGCGCGGGGGTATACGGTTGTAGGGCCTTGATATGACGTGTTATTCACCGCGTCATGGATTTCGAAGGCGGGACGGCGGCTGGACTTCCAGTCGCCGTTTGTCGTTGATGGGCGAGCCGTTGTCGGTGCCGTGTGGCAAGTGTGTCGGTTGCAGGATTGATAATTCTCGCCAGATGGCGGTTCGTTGTGTTCACGAGGCCAGTTGCTGGCCGGTGAATTCGTTTTTGACCATGACGTATTCTGATGAGCATTTGCCGCCCGGTGGTTCTTTGAGGCATCGTGATTATCAATTGTTTATGAAGCGGTTGCGCAAGTTTTTGGTCGAGGGACGGCGTTCGATGCGTGATGATCCTGTCCGTTATTATATGTGTGGTGAGTATGGCGATACCACCGGTCGTCCCCATTATCATGCGCTGATGTTCAATCTCGGTTTTTCGGACAAGGTTTTGTGGAAGGTTGAGAGAGGTGTCAGTCTTTATATTTCCAAGACCCTTTCGGATATTTGGGGTCTTGGTCATTGCACTATTGGTGATGTGACTTTCGAGAGCGCTGCCTATGTTACTCGGTATACCATGAAGAAAATCACTGGTCCGAAGGCCAGTGATTATTATTCTTATGTTGATCCGGAGACAGGTGAGTATTTTGATTGCAAGCCTGAATATTGTCAGCCGTCTCGAGGTGGTCGTTCTGGTCGTGGTGGTATCGGTCGTGAGTGGTTTGACAAGTATGCGTCTGATGTTTTCCCCGACGATTTTGTGATCTTGGGAAATCGCCGCTTTAAAGTTCCTCGGTATTATAGTAGGATATTTGAGGTGGCTGATCCGCAGGCTTTTGTTTCCATTAAGGAAAAGCGTCGCGAAGCAGCTGCTAAACGAGCCGCTGATAATACACCTCAGAGGTTACATACGCGGGAGCAGGTTAAGCGGCTGCAGCTGCGTCGTCTCAAAAGGAGCCATGATGAGATATGAAGTTTTTTCGATTTTCGACCTTAAGTCTGCGCTCTATTCGCAGCCGTTTTTTGTCGCCAATCAGGCCGTGGCGGTTCGAAGTTTTTCTGATCTCGTTTCTGATCCTGGTTCTCAGCTGCATAAGCACCCAGGAGATTATGAGCTTCGCGGCGTGGGTGTCTGGGATGATGCGTCAGGGGAGTTGATCAGCGTCAATCCCGTTCCCATTTTGTCCGCTGCGGCTGTGATGAGTATCAAGGGCGCTTAGGCGCCCTTTTTTCGTCATTTGGCTTGACTGATCATAGGAGGATTTGATGGTCGCTAATGCTAAGCTCCCGAGTAATATGTCTCATAACTTTTCTCGCGTTCCGGATGCTGACATACCGCGTTCGCGCTTTGACCGAACGCATGATGTGAAGACTACTTTTAACGCTGGTGAGCTCGTTCCTGTTTACGTTGACGAGGTTTTACCCGGCGACACGTTTTCGTGCCGGATGACCGGTTTCGGGCGTCTTGCGACGCCTCTTCATCCTTTTATGGATAACCTCTATATGGACAGTTTTTGGTTTTTCGTTCCCTGCGGACTGTCAACGAAAGTCTCAGAGGTCTGCGAATTCGGAGCCACATTAATAGTGGAAGACCCGCCACCCAAGACCTCGGGACGCTGGACCCGAGGGCCCGGCGACACAAC